TCAAGCCTTTCTCTTTTCTGGCTGCTTCAAGGCCTCTCTTACGGTCTGACCGACCCGACGGATGCTATCCTCATTGGCATGAGCGTACATCCGCAGCGTGGTGCTGCTGTCAGAATGCCCCAGCCGTGCGGCGACGCTTACCACGTCGGCACCGTTGGTGATGGCAAGACTGGCGGACGTGTGACGCAGCTTGTGCGGGTGGAAGTGCTCTATCCCATACCGTTTGCCAAATCGCTGGAAGTAACGAGTTGGAGTGTCTGGGTGCATAGGCTCCGGGCTGTCGTCCTGCGTAAACACCCAGCGCACCGTTACCAGCTGACTCTGCCGCAGCTCCTGCAAAAGCGCGGCCACGTCAGACGAGATGTCTACAACGCGGGTCTTGCCGTTTTTGGGCAGAGTCTCGTACACGCCCCGCTCGGAGGTGTACTGTAGATTCCTCTCGATGGTGATCGTATTGGTATCAAAATCCACCGACTGCCATTGCAGCCCGCAGGCCTCGCCCCGGCGGCAGCCCGTATCGATAAGCAGCAGGATAAACGCCCGCCACTTGAGCGCCTCGCCATCCAGACAGCGCAGAATATACCGCGTCTCCTCTGCAGTAAAAGCCTTGTGCTCTGTAGGAAGGGCTGCATCCTTCGACTTCCGGGGGCGCGGCACCTTGTCCATTGGATTCCGGTCTATCGTATCATCCAGCAAGGCAGCCTTAAACAGGTTATGTAGTACAGCATACACCTTTGTCACGCTGGCGAAGGCAAGCTCCTCTGACAGACTGGAAAGTAACGCCTTTATCATGGCCGGAGTTATTTCCGGCAGCAGCACATGGCCCAGAGCCGGAAAGACATGCTGTTCCAACAGCTGGGTATAACTGGCCCGGGTCTTTTCCGCCAGCGTGGCGGCTTTCTCTGGCAGATAGACGGCTTCAGCATATTGCCGGAAGGTTTTGATTTTGGCCGCCTCTACGGCTTCCGCAGCGGCCTTTTGCGCAGTCTCTTCACGGGTCAGCACTTCCCCATCCGCCAACTGCTGCTCCAATTCAGCGGCGAATTTCTGTAGCTCCCGCTGAATGGTGCGCTTGCTCCATGTCGGCTCTGGGTGGAAGGTGCGCCAGACACGCCGCCCTCGCCCATTGCTGGCCTGCACCTCGTAGATGCGGTTTCCGTTTTTGTCAAGTTTCTCCTGGAAACTCGCCATAAAAATACACCTCCATATGGGTACACTTTGACAAGCCTGCCCGGAGGTGGTACAATACAGGTGTTCATGTTGGATTGTACCCTCTGGGGCAAGCCACTCTATAAACGCTCTCGGTGTTACCAGCACCGGGGGCGCTTTTCATTGCTGCCCGCCCATGTTCCAGCATGGGTGGGCTTTTTTACTGTTTCGCCTTTTCAATAGCGCTGATAATTTTTCTCAAGATAAAAATTATCAGTGAAATCGGAACAAATATCATCAAAAAAACAATAACAACCGAAACAAACAAAATAGCGCCACTTGTCATATTCTCAGAAATACCAACATACATCGTCAGAATTGCGAATGCAGCTGCCGGAATAAACGCAAACCAATATGGACTAACTGCTTTATGGCTTGTTTTTTCTCCGGTTTGCAATTCCATATTGTAAGTTTTTTTATCTTTCATATCCATCCTCAAAAATCGTTCAATTCACTTGATGTTTTGCCTGTTCTTTGAGTTTCAGGGATTCACGATACTGTTCCGCCGGGGCGAGCTCTACGAACTCAACCGACTTATCATAGTTATCCTTAATCACCTGTTTGATTTCGTCCAAAGAGACGTTGAAGAACTCGCGGCGCTGGTTAACAAAATTCAATTTACGATCAGCAAAGGCGTTGTGAAGCGCAGCTTCCAGTTTGGGGGCATCGTTGGAGAAGATCATCGCATGTATATCGAAGTTAAACGGCACTGATGCATCACCCAGTTCATCCACACGATCCTGCGGGTCAAGGCGGCGTGTCATGCCAATTTTGTAGACATTTTCGCCAAAGGCACCAATGTTGGAAATGACATACACATAACCGGCACGCTGGTTTGCTTCGCGGTAATCAACATCCGCAAATTCCTTATCAATCTTATCAAGCTGCGCCATGAGCTCTGCCTTTTTCTCCTCAATGGCCGCGCGATCAACATCCGATGCCGCTTCAAGCTGTGCATTGATACGCTGCAATGCATTCTGGTAATGCTGCTGTTCTTTTTCCAGCTTTTTGCGTTCCTCCTCAATTTCCTTTGCCAGTTTGGCTTCCTCGCGCATTCTGGCACGTGCTTCCTTCTGCTCTTCCTTTTCCTGCTGCTTTTTCTGGGCATATTCAAAAGCAAGATGAAGTTCCTCGATTTTTAGACGGTAGTATTGCGGCTGGATGCTGACTTCCATAATGGTCCCCAGCTTGGAAATTGCTTCCCTAGAGGTAGTAATACGCTTTTCACTGGCTTCGATATTATTGTATTTGACGTGTTCAATTACATCATCGCATTCAGAATTGAATGCACGAAGGAGAAGTTTCTGCATATCAGAGACCATCTTCTTGCCTTTGGACGCATTTCCATTGACTGTCCAGTTCATATTGCCACTGACTGCCGTTTTATTTTTGATCATGTCCTTCTGCTTCGCGCGAATCTCCAAAAGGTGCGCCTTATACTCGTCCGCATTCATGAACGAATATTGTGGAGTGTACAGACCAAAGCTCTGCATCAAAACTTCTTCGTTCGTTTCAATGAGCTGGTCTTTTGCCTGTTGAAGTTCTTCCAAGGCATCTTTCAACTCGCTGTTGCGGCTTTCAAGGTTTTCTTGGACACGAGCGAGTTCTTCACGCGAAGCTTTGATTTCACGATTGATGTCGTCCAGTGTGCGGCTTTCGGATGGCATTGCGTCCCGCAGGCTCTGCATTTCCGCATTCAACCGCGCAATCTCTTCCTTTTCCTTTTTGCCAAATAAAGACATTTTACAATTCCTCCTCGTCATTTTATCGGAACACCTTCCGGCACTCCACAACCAATCCTGCAATTCGCACCGGCATCTTCTTCAGATCATAAATCTGCGGCTGATGCACCGGATTAAAGCTTTTCGGGGTCAGGATCACGAGATCGCCTTCCCTGCGGAAGTATTTTACAGTCGCTTCGTTGCCGTTGACCATCACCACAGCCAACTGGCCGTTTTCCACTTCCGGTTGTTCACGTACAAGGATCTGGTCGCCCTCATCCATACCGGCAGCATTCATGCTGTCCCCGCGAATGTTCAACCAGAAATACTTTGCACCGTCTGTCTGCCGGATGGGAATGTAATCTTCAATGTTTTCCTCGGCATACATCGGCATCCCTGCACGGACAGTGCCCAACAGCGGGGCAACGTTTTGGGCATTATAAAGCGTGGCTCCCGCTGGAAGTTCTTTATCAGCGCTATCCCCTGTCATAATAAAGCTTGGGGTGGTTTTTAGTGCCTTCGCGTAAGCTGCAATGCGGTCACGCCGCATATTAGCAATTTCACCGCTTTCCCAGCGGGAGACTGTTGCTTCTGATACGTCTACCAGCTCTGCGATTTCCTTTTGCGTTAACCCAAGAGCTTTTCGTCGGTCAGCTAAGTAATTCCCCATGATCTGATGCTCCTTTCTGCCTTCATTATATCATTATATTGCGTTTTTGCAATGTGTTTTTGCAATTTCCCAAAGAAAGCTTGCATTTTCGTATTGACTTACGTATACGCAAGAGTTATACTGTTCTTGCGCAAAGGAGGTGAGCAAATGTTCAACCGCGATTTATTCCGTGCCAAATGTATCGAGCATGGCATAAGAACTCAAGATGCAGCCCAGATTATGGGCATCAATCCGGCAACTCTGTCCCGTAAAATGGGTGGTCAGTCCGACTTCACCCGAAACGAGATTCAGTTGTTCCGGGCCGCACTGCATCTTACTCCGCAGGAGACCGATGCTATTTTTTTCGCGTAAACTTACGTTTACGCAATATCAGTGAAAGGAGGTGAACCACATGGACAACAACAAAAAGCCCAGCGAACCGTCGGAAGCGGAACGCTGGGCGCTGAAAAATGTGCCGACAGCACAGCTCGTTGCAGAACTATCCAATCGGGAAGGCGTAGAAGCAACAATAGCAGAGCCCTACCAAGATGCCGAAGTCAAGGTAAACGGCCCCGCCATTGTGCTCGTGGTCATTGATTAGCCAATTCTGCGATACGGGTACGAGCGCTTAATGTACGCATGAAAATACTTACCCTTTGACGGAGCGTTCATCAGCGATTCATAGACGCTTTGCGGCACACCAGAATACTCGTATAGTCCGCCGCTATGAAATGAAATCCAAAGCGTAGTGCCTGCATATCCGACTGCTGCGAGGTCGGACGAAGAAACAGGAATCATCTGCATATTTTTCACCTCCCTTCTGTCCCTCTATTCTACCGCAGAAGGGAGCCACCCACAAGGAGGTCAAAATTTTGAACGACTTACAAATTTTTGAAAATCACGAGTTCGGGCAGGTGCGCACCGTCGAGCTTGACAGCCGCATTGACCAGTTGAAAATCGTCGCCTTTGGCCTGCCCGCGTTCGACCAGATCATGGCCGACATCTTCACCACCGAGAAAAAGGAGTGACCACTATGAGGAATCATACTCCTCCCGTCCCTTCTACCCCATTCATGAATGTCCGTGATGCTGCCCGGGCCACCGGGCTTTCGGAATACTACCTGCGCAAAGAGCTCGATAAAGGCACCATTCCTCACCTCAAGAGTGGCCGGTGCATCATGATCAACGTCCCCGCCCTGCTGGTGCAGCTGGGTGTGCCGCAGAAATAAAAAGGAGGCATCCGCATGAGAATCAAATCTGGCGTCTGGTACTGGCTGGCGGTGGCCAGCGGTGCCGTCGGGATGCTGTACGCACTTGGCTTTGCAGGCAGCATCGAGGCCCTCGGTGTCATCTCCGACACCGACTTCATCACCGCGATGGTGCTGCTGTTGCTGGCGCTGTTCTTTGCCCGGCTGGGCGACCATGCCGCAGAGCGCGAGGCTCAGCGCCGCAAGTACATCGACCGCCGCCACGCCCGCCCCGAAGAGCCGGAGTACCGGCAGAATCGGAGGGACGCATGAACGCAAAAAAGCCCGTCGGTGCTGGAACACCGGCGAGCCTGCAAAGGGATGATGAGTTTGAACGCCCCATCACCCCGAAGAATAACACACTTTGGAGGTTTTAGCAAGAGATGAAAGGTATTCTTATCGAGCCGGGCAAAGACCCGGTCGTGACTACCCTGCCGGACACGCTGCAGGGCATGGAAGCGCTTTTGCAGTGTCCCTGCGAGCAGAAAGTTCTGCCCCGCACCCCGGCGGTGCTGGTGTACGCCATCTACGGCAAGAGCCTGAACCGTACTTATCGCGGCCAGCCCATCTATGGCACTATCCTCTGCTACGGCTGGCGAAATAACCGCTTCCAGCCCCTGAACAAAGACCTGCAGGCCGAGATGCTGGACCGCCTGAAGGACACGGAGGTGAGAGTGTGACTACCTATATCTGCAAGTGTGGGCAGAGAGTGCAGAAATCCGGCAACGCCGACAATACCGGCAATCGTCTGGAAGGATATGGCCCGGGCCATGAATGCTATGGCTGTCCCTACGCCATGCCATACGGAAACTATCAATGGGATGAAAGTGCTAGAACTGTCAGCCGGGAGACTCAGGGCTACGAATGCCGGATGAGTAAGACCCTCACCTATGCGTCAGAGTTCGCTGGCTCTATCAAGGATAAATGCACTTGTCGAGTGCATAGTCTGGACTTCGACTTTCTGTCTCAGGTCTCCTCCTGGATCAAAGACTCTTATCCAGACAGAGAGATTTTTGGCTCGTTTTCCAAAGATATTCGTGCATCGGACTATGGATCTGATGGCCGTTACTGCCTGACTATCACCTGCACCCAGAATCTGAAAGGCGTTGCCGCAAAAAGAGAGCTGCTTGATCAGTTCTTTACTCCGAATGGTAGCCGCAAGGACATGACACCGCAGCAGGAAATGGAAAAGATTCTTGCTGACATCAAAAAAGCAAAGGAGATTTTCTCATGTACACCTGCCCAGAATGCGGATGCTGCTGCGACCATGACAAGCCCTGCTGCCAGCAGTTCGGCGGCGGCAACACCGACCACCTCGGCGGGCGAGGCGGCTGCAAAAGGCTTGACCCCCGCGCTGTCCCCGCAGAGCAGCGCATCGGCCCCTGTTGTTCCTGCGGAGACTTCTTTTGCATCCGCAGCTGCCCCCAGCTTTGACTTCTCCGCTCTGGGCGATTTATCCCAGCAGGCCACCGAAGCCGACCAGCAGTTTGATCTGCACTATGGCGCGGCGCAGGACGAATACCTGATCTCCTGCATCTACCTCGCCCGCATCCACGCTCTGACTGCCAAGGCGGGGCGGTATGGCGGCGGTACATGGACAAAGTGGTATGAGAGCAAGGGTATGAGCAAGTCGGGTGCATGGAATATGGTGCAGACCGGAGAATCTTTTAATGGTTCAACGATTGACCAATTAAAACAGCTGCCCGAGCTGACCCGCAAAGATTTGAACCTCATCGCCCGCAGCGGGTGTGCCGCGCAGGTGGTCGAAGCTGCCGGAGACAGCCAGCGGGTGCAGGAGCTTTTAGCCCAGCTCAAGGCCAAAGAGTACAAGCTGAACGAAACGCAGGCCAGATTGAAGAGCGCCTGCATTCAGGAGCAGGAGTCGCGGGACGCAATGAATACCGCCAATGCACAGCTGGAGGCCGCAAATGCTGATATTAAAGGTCTGACCGAGCAGAACGATCAGCTCAAAAGCCGCTTAGACGCCGCCGAAGCCCGGGAAGAGGAAGCATGGAAGATGCAGAGCAAGGCCGAGCAGCGTGCCAAAACCGCCGAGAGCCAGCTGGAAGGCTCCCGTCAGGTAGCCGAAGCGGCCAATCGTCGGGCCGACAAGTGGAGATCCGAGGCCGAAGCCGCCCGGAAGCAGCCCATCGTGGGCGTCATCGACGAAGAAGAAGTTGACCGTCGCGCTGCAGAAAAGGCACGGGGCCTTGCAGATGCCCGGAACGCAGAGCTTGCCAAGGACAACGCAGACCTGAAAAAGCAGGTAGCGGCCCTCCACTCCAAAATCAGCGACGCTGCACAGGCAGATTTCGAAAACGCCAATAGCATCGCCTTCTCCTGCCGCCGTGCATGGGACACCGGAAAGGGCAGTTACTCCCGCCTGGTCGGCGAGGACTTGGAAACGACCTTTGCCAGCTTATGTGAAACCTTGAACAGCATCCGTGAGGAAGCGGCCCGGCTCTGCCGTCAGCCGCCGGAATATGACGGAGGTGAGGAAGATGAGTAATCCGTTAGCCCGCAGAGCGCGAATCAAAGACCTGTCAAACAAGGCCGAGGGCATTTTTCAGTACATCGGGAACGACAATGTGCTGTTCCGACTCATCAGCACCGGCAACAAGCTCACCAGCGACGTCAACTATGCTGTGGCTCTGTTCACCGGCTTCGCCCGCAGCCATCAGCTGGGCAGTCAGGAGACCCGCCGCACAATCGACTCGATTTATCGCCGGGTCGGTGAGCTCATGTGCCTCATCGACATCGTTCATGCCGCTGCTGGCGAAGAAATCATGCCTGAGCCGTATGAATCCATAGATTTTTGTTACATGACCGAGTACCGCACCATGCTACGGGAGGCCGTCATTCGTGGGATGCCGGACAACTACAAAGGCCCGGCGCAGAATCCCTACACTGTCAGCCTTGTGCAGCCGGGCGTTGGCCACGGTAATGGTTACACACTGGACGAGTACGATGACGATTTCTTCGCCCGATTTACTCACAGAGAAGAGCCGCGTGACCGGAAGCTCGTCTTCCGCTGCACTAAATCCGAGCTTGACGCCATCAAGCGTTACGCCAATATCATCGATATTAAATTTACCGAGGAGGAAATTCATCATGCCTGAGAAAAACCAGACCCCTATCGAGATGCTCGACCAGAATGCAGCTGTCGTCCAGAGTGCAGAGGTGCCTGCGCCTGCAGCACCTATCCAGCTGCAGCAGCGCCAGAGCTACGCCGAGAAGGTGCAGGGATTGACCGTTGACGAGCGCAACTGGATGCTTGCAAAGTCTAAAGCCGCCGCTATGGCGCAGCTTCCCGCAGGCTTCTTGCCCCAGACCTACACCGGCAATCCCGGCGCGTGCGCTATCGCCTGCGAGATGGCCCTGCGCATGGGCGTTTCTCATCTCTTCGTCATGCAGAACCTTTACGTCGTCCATGGTATGCCCACATGGAGCGGCAAGAGCTGCAAAGCCCTCATCGACAACAGCGGCCAGTTTGCAGGCCGCACCCGCTACCGCATGGAGGGCGAAGAAGGCACCGACAACTGGGGCTGCCGCCTGATCGGCGTGGACAAGCTCACCGGCGAAAAGGTCGAAGGCCCGAAAGTCACGGTCAAGATGGCAAAGGATGCCGGGTGGTGGGACAAGAATGGCAGCTACTGGCCCAAGATGACCGAAATGATGCTCAAGTACCGCGCCGCCGCTTACTTTGCCCGCGCTGAGTGTCCGGAGGTCCTGATGGGCGCTAACATCGACTACGAGGTAGGCGCTGGCGACGCCGAGGAAGAGGGTGCGGCCCATGCTTAATGTTGTTGCGCTGATGGGCCGTCTGGTCTACGAACCGGAATTGAAGACCACCCAGAACGGCACCAACGTGTGCAGCTTCCGCGTCGCGGTTGACCGCAGCTTTACCCGGCAGGGCGAAGAGCGCAAGGCCGATTTTATCGATGTCACCGCGTGGCGGCAGACCGCCGAGTTCGTCTGTAAGTATTTCCAGAAGGGCAGCATGATCGCAGTCGAAGGCAGCTTGCAGACGACCTCGTACCAGGACAAGAACGGCAACAACCGCACCAAAGTTGATGTCGTCGCCAGTAACGTGAGCTTCTGCGGCAGTAAGGCCGCAGAGCGGGCTGTCGTGAAGGATTTTGACCAACAGACAGCAAATCATGTTCAGGAAGCAAAGGCCGCACAGAGTGCTCCGCAGGCCCAACAGACCAGTTTTGCCAGCCAGAGCTATCGCGCCGAACGCAAATCACCCGATGGTCAGCCGGTCGCTGTCCCCGACGCAGAAGCACACGATTCTGATGGCTTTTCCATCATTGATGACAGTGACGACCTCCCCTTCTAACCGCTGCCGCTGTGCTATCTGGCGATACGGGCATTCCATTCGAAAGGAGGTCAGACCGTGGGCATTGACCCTTCTCGCGGCTTCGTTGCCATCCCGCGCGGCCTGACCGACTGGGAATGGTATTCGGAGCCCAACACTGCCCGGCTGTTCATCCACCTGCTGCTCACCTCAAACTGGCAGGAAAAGCAGTGGCAGGGCATCACCATCCACCCCGGTGAGCTGGTCACGAGCCGCGCAAAGCTGGCAAAACAGCTCAGAATGTCTGAACAATCCGTTCGGACGGCACTTATGCATTTGCAGTCAACCAACTGTATAACCAGCAAAACAGGGCCAAGATACAGCGTTATCGCGATAAATAATTACACTGAAATTATTGGCTCAACCAAGCAATCAACCAGCAATCAACCAACTCCTAACCAAGACTTAACAAAGATAACAAAGAAAACAAGACAGTCGTCGTCTGCGTACGCGACGCCCGAGCCGACTCCGACGAAGACGACATCCCCCGTAGTCATGGAGTTCGAGCAGCGTATCTGCAAGCTGAGCACCCAAGGGAAAGCCCAACTGACCGGATATGCTGACCGGCTGGGAGAAGAGCTGGTGCTGGCCATCATCAGCAGGTGTGCCGACCTCGGTGCCTACAGCTGGATGTATATCCGTAAAGCACTGGAAGAGACCGAGGCGCAGGGGTGCAGGTCTGTGGAAGAGTACCGCAGGCTTCACCCCATCAGCAGCGGACGGAATCTCCGGGTTGACCGTACCGAGCCGAGCGGGAACGATTTTCTCAAGAATGCTGGGCGGAGGCGACCGTTGAAAAAGAAAGGAGCATCTGAGTGTGATGATGGAAGCGCATAAATCAGAACCAAGCATCTGCTTCAATCTGGACTGCATGGAGGGAATGAAAGCTTTTCCTGATAAGCTTTTTGACCTTGCTGTGGTAGATCCACCATATTTCAGCGGGCCGGAACACCGAGGGTATTATGGCTCACGTGTCAGTAAAACTGGCGTATACCGCGACTATCCTATCACCCCGAAATGGGATGTTCCCGAAAAAGATTACTTCAACGAGCTGCTTCGTGTGAGCAAGCACTACATCATATGGGGCTGCAACTACTTCGACTATCACTTTGCACCCGGCAGAATCGTTTGGGACAAGTGCAACGGCGGGACTTCGTTTTCTGACTGCGAAATTGCTGCAACCGACCTGTTTGATTCTGTCCGCCTGTTCCGGTATATGTGGAACGGCATGATGCAGGGCAAGAGCATTTCCGAAGGGCATATCATGCAGGGAAACAAAAGCCTGAATGAAAAGCGCATCCACCCGACTCAGAAACCGGTAGCATTGTATAGCTGGATTTTTCAGAAATATGCCAAGCCGGGACAGATGATTCTTGACACTCATGTTGGAAGCGGCAGTAGTCGGATTGCCGCCTATGATGCTGGCTTGTACTTCACCGGGTTTGAAATTTCGCAGGAGTATTTCCTCCTGCAGAAAGAACGCTACAAGGCATACACGGCTCAGACCGATATGTTTCATGCAGAAGGAGCAAACAAATGCGAATCCAATCATTGAATCAGCGCGATGATGTAAAGAAGGACGCTGGCTCTGCCACGGTAGAGCTGAGCGGTCTGGAACTCATTGTACTCAACAATATCTTGTGCAAGGTTGCAAAAGAGTCGGAATGCGATTCTGAAATACTTTTTGGGATGACCAGAGTGGTACATACCGCAAATTCCATCGTGCAGCATGGCAGCCTTGACAAAATCGATTTGCACAAGATGGAGGAGCTGGCATGACCTACGAAGAGAAAATAAGCTGGCTCTCCCGCTATCGGGAAGCCGAAAAGCTCTACCAGCGGCTCTCCTACCGGCTGGCAGAGGCGCAGGAAGCCACCCGGCACACTACCCAGAACCTCAGCGCTGCGCCGGGCGGCAGCAAGGATGGGCAGAGCCTCGCCCGGGCAGTAGAGCGTCAGGAAGAGGCTGAGCGCCGTGCCTACGCGCAGCTGGCAGTTCTTGATGCCTTGTTTGCGGAGATCGATGCCGTGCTTGTGCAGCTGGACTCCGCCGAATACTGCGCTCTTCGCAAATACTATCTGGACTGCCTGAAATGGGAGCAGGTAGCCGCAGACATGAATTTCACTTCCCGTGGCATTTTCGCCCTGCGCCGCCGGGCCATTGAACACCTGAAGCTCTGAAACTGTGCAGTATCCGTTCATTGTGCATTCACTCTCTTCCGGTGTAAAATGATACCATCGGCAGAGCCGGAAAGGCCACCCGATATACGCAGCCTCCGAAACTTTTCCTCCATCATGATGAATTGCTCCTTTGGACTTTTTGCTGCTTGACAGGCATTTTTCTCCTTCTTGAGCTTTCTGAGGCTGCTTCAAAGATTTTCTTCCCTGCACAGAAATGTGCGGGGATTTTTTATTGATTTGATAGACGGAAATCTCCTTATAAGTCCTCGCAAATGTTTATAAAACCTTGCGAAAATGGCTTAAAATCAAGGTTTTCCGCATATCGTCATTTATCTTGCCGTATCTCCACATAATCTCGTTTTGTAAGCGCGGGCGGCAAAAAAGCGTCAAGCGCAGCACCGAAAATGAAGGAGGACGACATGAAAAACGTACTTTTAGACAAGGGTATTATACTCCCGTCCGGCGAAATCAACAAGGATAAAATCAACCTTGTAGCCGGAGCAATCACGCAGCCGTTGGCTGAAATGGTATGGGTAACGACAGGCGGCGACATGGAAACCATTAACCGCTTGACGGACGTATTTGTAACCATGAACACCCCCGCAGACAGGGAAAAACTTTTTAAGGTTGTCAAGCTGCTGTACGGGCTTATGGGCTTGCCCTTTTCTGAGGAAGCCGAGCCTATGGGCGCAGACCCCGACGTATTGGAATACTTCCTGTTTTCCCTTACGGCTGACTTTGGCGAAGTCATGCAGGACATAATCGCCGACGACAATTAAATACAGACCCGCACAGGCGGCGTTTCTTACTCCCACACCGGGAGAACAGGAACGCCGCTATTTTTATGCCCTCATGTTACGCAGTAGGAGCAGAAAAAGCCTTGATTTATGCGGTTTTGCGGGCGCGTTTTTCGTGCGGTAAGGGATTTATACCTTTTCCCTCAAAATCGCCGTTCTACTGCGTAACAAATCCACAGCAAAGGAGTGATGAAGCTATGGCAGTTTTCCGCGTGGAAAGGACAACGGGCTACACCGTAATGAGCAACCACCACTTACGCAACAAGGAGCTTACCCTAAAGGCAAAGGGGCTGCTTTCTCAAATGCTGTCACTTCCCGAAAATTGGGACTATACCCTTGCGGGGCTGTCCTACATCAACCGGGAAAGTATCGACGCTATCCGTACCGCCATTTGGGAGCTTGAAAAAGCCGGATATATCACAAGGCGGCAGGGGCGCGACGAGAAAGGAAAAATGACCGCTATCGAGTACACCATTTACGAGCAGCCGCAGCCGCCGGGATTGGATTATCCGATATTGGAAAATCCAACAGCGGCTAACCCGATATTGGAAAATCCGACAACGGATAATCCGACGTCGGAAAATCCAACGCAAATAAATAAAGATATATCAAGAACTAACTTACCAAAAAAAGAAAAATCAAATACGGATTTATCAATTACCCATTCCATTCCTATCCATTCCGGGCGTTTGGAACAAACGCCTATCCCTCTGCCTTATGGCGAGGACGAAGCGGCAGAGCCGCAGGAAAGGAAAAGAACGGAAAGGAACGACGCTTATAGAGTGTATGAGGAAATCATCAAGGACAATATCGAGTATGACATTCTCTTGCAGGATATGAAGTTTGACCATGACCGTCTGAATGAGATTGTTGACATTATCCTTGAAACACTCTGTACGTCAAGAAAGAAAATCCGTATTGCCGGGGACGATTACCCCGCCGAACTTGTGAAGTCAAAGTTTATGAAGCTGAACAGCGAACATATCCGCTTTGTGCTTGACTGTATGCAGGAGAACACCACCAAAATCCGCAACATCAAGCAGTACCTAAAGGCGGTGCTTTTCAATGCCCCGTCTACCATTGACAGCTACTATACTTCCCTTGTCGCTCACGATATGGCAAGCGGCGCACTTGCACCGAGAAAGCCGAAGTACGGCGACCCGGACTATTACACCTACAATGAGGGCGAAAGCCTGTAAACGAAAAAAGGAGGATTTACCACATGACACAGAAAACAGGAGCTTTGATTTTTGATGAAACCGCTGACCGCTACGACATTCGCTTTGATATTGCCGACTATTACGGCGGCTTGCATTGCGGCGAGTGCATGGACGTATTCACAGGCGGCAAATGGAAGCCTACCCGCATTGAGTACGGGGACAACTGGTATCTTGTAGGTATCCGCGCCGAGGATTTGAACGGGCTGCGGGTACGGATTTAA